CCTCGCTCTTCCATCTTATCGATGGAATAGCCAAAGGAAACATTCCGTAGAATGCCGTCCTTTACATCGGCCAAAACTTCTTGCGCAAATTCATTCTTACTAAACCTGACGCGGGCATATCCCCTCTTTAGCTTCTCATCAATCCTTGCCGTTTCTACAACACCAATCACGCGGTCAACATCATGATTAAACAGCAGCGGCGCGCCATCATTCAACCGGCTTAGGTCTGCTGCTTTTGCGTCGTGGCTTAGCACTTCATTGCCAAAATATCTAGCGACTGGATTCTCGGAACTAAACGGGAATTCATAGGTGCGGTCGTCCATCTCAGCAAATGCCGTCATCTCTGCGCGTTGGAACTTGCGGCCTTCCATCGCGCGTAATGCTGCAATCTTCGTAAGCGTAGAAAACTTATGTCCAACCAATGTCTCTGTCGCTTCCCAGCCATCTTCACCTTCGGAATAAATCCTAATTAATGCCGCTGGGTCTTCAGGTGTTCCTTCAATAGTAAATTCACTCCCAGGCACATTGATGCTGCCTTCTCGTTCTATGCTTTCAATCTTTCCTTTCGCGGTGCCGCCGCTTGAATCCCACTGCACGAAATCACCATCTTGCAATCCGTCTGGTTCGGCGCGGTTAGTTTGCATGAGCGTTCTATCTTGTATCTCTTTAATTCTACTGCCCTTTGCGTTAGACCAACTCTGCCCCGCATCCCCGCCCCATGCAGCCCATGCAACACGCCCGGGCGATGGGTAGCCATCTTCGTCTGGGTTGAAGCCTTCGCCTTGCTTATCTACTTCATGCCTGGCAAACCATGCCGACATCGCTATGACTGTGGCAGGGCTAAGCTCCTCACCGCTTAAAATTTGGCTGGCACGGCTGGCAGCAACCTCAGTACCGCCTGCATTGCCTTCAGCTTTCCACGCCCGGTAGCGCTCGGCCTCTTCCCTCATGCCTTCAGTGGGCATAAGGTCTACCTCTTCGCCGTTAATATTCGCCATCTGTTTCAGCCTCCTCCTCGCCTTCCTCATCATCCATTGGCGGGTCAGTCTCCTCAAATGCTGGCATCGCACCCATCATGGATGTTGCCTGTGAACCGCCGCCGCCGTTCACTTCGCTTGGGTCAGTGTCAGTAATAATGTTCATCTCATCAAGCATTGCAAGCTCAGCCTGACGTGCGATTAATACATCATCCAAATCGCCGCCTTGTTCTGTGACGACTTGGCGTAATGTTTTGAATCCACACCTAACCGCGTCTTTATATGCACTAACTTCTTTTTGTGGGTCCACCCATTCCCAACTCCTCGGCACCCATTTGCTGGCGGCATAACGCGCGGGATTTGTTTCATAAGCCGGTAGGTTTAGCTCACCACTTAACACTGCCATCTCAAGCCATTTATCAAATACTTGCTGATGGAAATTTTCTATAAAGTAGCGCTGCAATACTCGGTAAGTATCACGCTCTTCAAGCAAGCTAAGCCTGCTACTGCTGTAATTAGATTCAGAAAAGTTTTTGCTAATGCTTTCAAAGCTAACGCCAACGCCAGCCGCTACAGCACGCAGCATTGACCGGGTGAACGGTTCTAGTTGCCCGTCAGGTGCGTTAAGGTCTGGCACGTTGACAGATTCGCCTGGCTGCAAATACTTAAATACACCTGGGGTAAATTCACTTACGCGTTCATTATCATAAACTTCATCACCCATCAGCTCGCCTTCGGGGCTTGATATAAACCCCATCAATGCGCTGCTAGCTCTTGCCCGTACAACCTCAGCTTCCTCGTACCCTTGCAACATGTGCATACGCATTAACGCAGATGCAAACCACGTAACGCCACGGGTTTGGCCTGGGCGTTCTGGCAAAAACAAATGTATTATTTCTTCTGCTGGTATGCGTATCTTCTTGCCATTAGTGCGAGTATTGCCGGCGTAGGTATCGCCTGGGTGGTTCGCGTAGAAGTGATACGCTTGCGGCCTTAGGTAACTATTAACTTCAATACCCATCCGCACAATATTGCCTTCTGCCGGTTGTGGTACTTCATCATCAACCAGATAATCAGATTCCAGCACCTGCAATGCAAATGGGATCTTGCTATCGCCAAATGGCTGACGAATCATCCTAATAAATACCTCGCCACTTTCTGCAAGGCTTCTGCATATCAAACGCTCAAGGTCATGGAACCCTAAAATGCCGCTTACATCGCAGCGGTTTTTATTGCTCCAATATTCCCATGCCTCATGAATCTGCCCGTTAATTGTTTGGTCTAGTTTGCCGCCGCGTTGCATCCTTACTTGGCCTTGATGCTTGATGCCGTGGCCGATAACGTTGTTTTGTATTACGCGCAATGCTTGCCTTGCATAATCATTATCGCGGCACAACTGCCTAGCGCGATTGCGTAATGCCTTGAAGCTAGATTTGATTTCACTATCAGCGCTGGTTCCGCTGGTAATCCAATCTGCTGTAAGCCTGCTCATCCTTGCGCCTTGGTATGCGCGCTGCTGCGGTTTACCTATCGGTTGCAATCCAAACTTTTTAAATAGCTCTGTGCGTAATCCCATTAGAACCTCACAAATAGATTATGGGGATTACCCAAGCCATTAGCAATAAGCTGCGCCTTCTGTTCGCGTTTTACTTCGGCTTTCAATCTGCTTTCACGTTCCATAAGTTCGCTAAGGTCCAGCTTAGTAAATGCTCGGTTGCCGATACTATATTGCTTAGCGCCGCCAGCAACAATAGCCCGTATCGCCGTTTGTACTGCTGTTAGGTCGGTTTCTGCTTGCGTCCGGCCATCAAGGGCGCCTGGGCTGCCGGTGTAGCTCAGTGCTTTAAGCACCTCAAGCTGGCCTGCACCTAGCGTTACCTTCTCGGTGCTATAAGTCGCAATCGCTTGCCAGTACCAATCGCCTGCATCAAAGCCAGCGCTGGTAGCAGCAGATATTGTAAACTCCCACCCTGTGCCGTAGGTTGTACCAACCACAGTCGAGCCCTCGCTCGCCGTGTTTGTCCGCAAGAAATAAGTAAGCGTCCATGTGTCGCTGCTAATGGTGTTGCCTAAATTATCAACGCCAGCATCATCCCGCCACTTAATAGTGTCGCCTGCCCTGATTTGTGCTGGGATTTTCACGGCTTACCAGTTGGTGACAAACGCAGACGCGGCATTAGCAGTCGCTTGCTTTCTTGATCTTAGCACCGCCGGCTCGCCTTTTTCCAAGCGTTTCTCTAGTTGGTCCCATATTGTGCGGCGGTCATAATACTGATACAAGCGGTTTAACCCTGCATAAGCATAAACAAGGCAGTCCAACGCTTCATTACGTGCGCTTGATTTCTTTACCCATTCACGCACCGGAAAACCTTTAACATAACGCAATGCTTGCTTTTCTGCTGTTAGTTGCTGGAAATATTCATCACCAGTTTGCGCGTGAAAATGAAGGTACCCAGGGCCAGGTTCGTTATGCTTAAGCCTGCCAAATAAAGTTGTCTTAATAGTGTCACTGCCTACGGGATAAACTGAGGCGCCACGTTTTAACGTTTTCCCTTTTGCATTGATATCAACTTTTGTAGGTTTACCAATCGGTGGTTTGGCCCGTTGGCTTTGTCCTTTTATTGCTATAACACCTGAGGCTGAACGCTCCCGAGCGTATTGATACACTTCAGATGTAAAATGCCCGCCTGAGTCAATAGCTATCACGTCAGCCCGGAGGCTGCCTCCAGTTTCGCATTCCCATTTATTTAAAACTAATAGATCAAGTTGTTTCCATAAATCTAAGCCGCTTGGGTCACCAAAAATTTCTTGGTGGTCAATTAACCAGCCTTCTTCTTCCCTGCCCCAAGCCCATACACTTATTGCCAGCCGGTTGTCTTGCACGTCAACACCAATCGTAACTGATACGCCACGCTCTGGAACTTTGCCTGCGGCATAATGCTCGCAACGTTCAAGCAGTATCGACGCGCTAACTTTACTTGCGTAATCTTCTTCCCAGCTTTCGCCTAAAACAGTATTTACCCATGTCTTTAACCGTGGAGCGTCAGCCTTACTGCGTAAAAAATCTTCAACAATTTCTTCCCAATTCTTCCAACCTAATGGGCTGTAAAGCGATGAGATTTGGAAGCCTGCGGTTTTACCATCGCTTGGTGCTGTTGGTTTCCATTGTCCTGCTGTTAGCATTTCGGTTTTATGTGATTCATTAAATCTTTGCCCGCAATGTTCACATTCATATTGCACAGTGCTTGGATCATTATTTTCCCATTTTAATTGTGCCCATTTCAGCCATTGCATCTCGCGGCAATGCGGACACGGTACAAAAAATCGCCGCTGATCACTTAATAAAAATTCAGATTCAATACGACTAAAATCTTTTACCGTTGGGGTTGAAGTCATAAAAATTTTTCGCCTGCTAAACGTAGTGCTTCGCCGTTCAGCAAGTGTTACCGGGTCGCCTTCCCCATCTACATCAGTTGGGAATGCGTCAACTTCGTCTAAAAAAATGTATCGGCATGGAGCAGAACGTAACCCCGTTGCACTATTTGCCCCGGTTAAGATCATCATTCCGCCTGGGAAATCTTTACTAAACATTGTGTTGCCGCTATCTCTACTGCGAGCCGGTGCAATCTTTTCAGCTAATACCGGTGTCTCAGCAATCATGCTTTCAAGCCGTTGCTTACTCAGCCTCTTCGCCATCTCAACCGTGGGCTGTACGCACAACATCGGGCCTGGCGCATGGTCAATCACATAGCCCAGCCAATTGCTGCCCGCCTCCGTCTTGCCTGTCTGCGCTGCAAATTGCAGCACCACCCGTTGCACCAAGCTGCTAGTGCTAAGGCAATCCATTGGTTCC